TTATGTACTTGAAACATGGGGTGAATCTGGTTTGTCTGTGTCTGGAATAGCTCATAAGTTGGTTGAATATAAGAATAAATACAATCCAAGAGTTATAGTAGGTGACCCTGCTGGAGCATCTAAGATTATCATTGAGGAGATGAGTGCAAAGTATAAAGTATTCATCAATCCAGCTCAAAAGAAAGACAAAGCTCACTACATTGAGATACTTAACGATGCTTTGATCAATAACGAATTAGTACTAGTACCCAATACTACTGAACAGCTCCAAAAGGAAATGAAGTCTGTGGTATGGAACGAAGAAAGAACAACAGAGCTAGAAGGAATGAAGTGTGACCACCTAGATGCGACACTTTATGCTTTCCGTGAATCATTAGAATACCTTGAGAAGATACCAATTAAGCGTGTCATAACAGACAACGATCGTGCTTTAGAGATGTTAGCCCAGGTGATAAGGGCAGATAAGCAACGAAATGAAAGCTTACGTGGTGATACCTTCTTTGACGATATCAGCAAATTTATAGATTAGGAATTAACAAATGGCTAAAAGACGTAAAGAAATGTATCCTGATTGGGTTGACGCTAGTAAGAAAGAGGTTCATGAATCTCTTTTTGCAATGATCCAAGACTTTGATAACAACGTTAATAAACCTGTATCAACTGCAAACTTATCCAACTTACTCCAATATACTGGATCCTACCTCGGAACAATGATGGGTGGAGCTGGTATGTCTGACGTTGATAGAACTCAACAACTTGGACAATCTGGTAAACCGCCAGCATCTTTAAACTTAACAGCTGCTATCATTGATACGTTGGTTGCTAAGCTTTCCTCTTTATCTATAGTTCCAAAAGCAATAACAAACAAAGGTAACGCCAAAGGTCGTCAGTTAGCTGAAGACTTGAATGATGTTATCTCTGGATTATCCCATAAGTTTAAAATTGGTCAATTAATCAATCTAGCCTTTAGAGACGCAATGATCAATAAAGTTGGGTACATTAAGGTAGTTAAAGACCAAAACAAAAAGAAAAGTGAAATCAAAGTAGAGAGAATCTTTGCTGATGAAGTTGTTATAGATCCAGCAGATGGATACTACAATAATCCTTATAAGATGGTTCACCGTAAAGTTGTTCCTATCTCTGTTGCTATGAAGATGTTCCCTAAGTTTGCTACCGAGATTCAAGATAGCCAAATCATTGAAGTTAGACAATCTTCTGACACTAAAAACTACACTCCATCAATCATCATAGCTGAAGCATGGTGCCGTAACTCTTATATCGAAGGCGGAAGACACGTTATCGCTATAGAGAACTGCACAATCCTTGACGAAGAATACGATAAAGACTACTTCCCAATCATCAAAATGGACTATAATGAACCAGTTATCGGTTACTTAGGTCAATCGTTGGTTGATGAATTAGCTCCAATACAAAATGAAGTAGATAGAATAGTTGCAACAATGCAAGCTATTATGAAACTTGTATCAGTTCCTAGAGTATTTTACGATATAAACAGCCAAATGAACCCTGAACACTTTACTAACAAAGTAGGTATCATGGTTGGAATGGACTTGAAGAACGGTGTAGCTCCTATCATTCACAATGGTAACGGTATGCCACCTGAACTGCCAAAGCAATTAGAGTTCTTAATTGGACAAATGTATGCTCGTGCAGGTCTTACTCAAATGGATACACAAGGACAAGCTCCACAAGGTCTTGAGTCTGGTGAAGCATTAAAGACTATGGGTGATATCAAATCCGAAAGATGGCAATCACTTAAAAAGAATTATGAAATTGCACACACTAATGTTATGGAAGTACTCCTTAAAGAGATGAGCTCCCATGATATTAAAATCAATACAATGGATAAGGTAATTGGTCTTAAGACTATTAGCTCTAAAGTTATACCTAAAGATTTCAACTCTTTCATATTGAAAGTATTGCCAGTATCTTCTCTTCCTACTGATCCAGCTGGTAAGATTGATACAGTTGAACGTTGGGTTGCTAACGGATGGGTTGATAAGAACTCTGCTGCTGAATTACTTCAAATGCCAGACCTTGAATCTTATGTAGCTATCCAAGGGGCTCCACGTAAGTTTATTGAGATGTCTATAGAAGATATGCTCAATGAAGGTGAGTACATTGCTCCAGAACCATACGACAATATTGACTTTGCTCTTTCTAAGGCTCTCCAGTACTACGCTTGGGAACGTATGAATGACAAAGATGAAACAAAATTAAAGCTTTTAAGACGCTATATCAATGACTGTAAGAGATTAATACAGCAATTAGCGCCTCAACAACCTGTACAACCACAAGGAGAAAACAATGGAAGTACAAAACCAACCAACACAGGAAGCGGTAGCGGAAGTTAAAGAGACTGAAGTTACTCAACCAACCACAGTTCAGCCTGAACCTTCAAAGGAATCTGAAGAATTTAAGGCCAATTTTGAACGTATCAAAAAGCAAGAGACCTTCCAAGCTGAGCAAAGAAGAAAACTTGAGCAAGAACGTAAAGAAATTGAAGCCGAAAGAGCAGAAGCAGCTGAATACAAGCGCATTAAACAACTTAAATCAGAAGATCCACTTAAAGTATTAGAATCTTTAGGTCTTTCTGTTGATGATATTGTTAAAGCAGCAAGTAATCCTAAGAGTATTGACCCTGTTGCAGCTAAGGCATTAGAAGCAGTAGAGAAATTGCAAAACGAGATCAAAGCTCGTGATGAAGCAATCAATAAAGCTAAAATGGAAAAGATGGAGAAACAACTCCAAGCTGAAATCATGACAGAAATCAAGAAAGGTGAATACGATATCATCGATACTCTTGAGTTACATGATGAAGTTCGTGAATTTATGGAAGTTACCTACAATAAGACAGGTGAAATCCTTTCTGCAGCTGAAGCAGCTAAACAAGTTAATGACTACTACGCATCTATGATCAAGAAGGTTATGGGCTCTAAGTGGCTTAAGGAACAAATAGTTGAGAAACCCGTTGAAGTTCCAACTGAAAAAGAAGAGACTCAAACAACCCTTACTAATAAGATGGTAAGTGAGTCACCAAAAACCGTAAAACCTAGAACTGAAGCTGAACGTTTAGCTGAAGCAATTAAGGTTATGAGCCAAAAGAGGATATAATGAAGTTAAGCCTTAAAGTTGCTGCTATTGTAGCAATGTCTGTAGCTCTAGTTGTAGCAGCTGCTCCTTCTAGTAAAAGAATAGTATTGTCTGAGTCTAACTCTGTAACATTGTCGGACGTTAACGTATTCTCAATAGATACAGTTATCTCTGCATTAAGTAATAGAGACAAAGAGAAACCATTCTACCTCTATATTGATAGTCCAGGTGGTGAAGTGTTTGCTGGTAAAAGACTAATTGATTATCTTGATGGCGACAGCAAGAACGTTGTATGTGTTGCAAGCAATGCAATGTCTATGGCTTTTGTTACTCTTCAAGCTTGTCCAACTAGATTAGTTACTCGTAACGTAGCTCTGATGAGCCATGGAATCCAAATGGGTGTACAAGGTGACTTAAGAGCTATAGATAAACAAGTTGAACTTGGAAGAGCCCTTGAGCTTATGTTAAGTAAGATCAGTGCTGCTCGCCTTGGAATCACTGTTGAAGAACTTAATAAGCTTCACAATCCAGAATACTGGTTGGTTGGTGGTGACGTTGCTGTTGCTGCTAAGGCTGCTGATGAGGTTGTAACTGTATCTTGTGACTCTACTCTCAAGGGTAAGACCAAGAAAAAGGTTCAAACTATGTTCGGTCAGATCGAAGTTGAAGTTAACAAGTGTCCGATCTAATCTAAAGATTGTCCATTAAGTTTACATAAGGCACCTTTCGGGGTGTCTTTTTTTTTGACATATAATAAAATCAAAGACTTGTAAATTCTAGTTTGAAAATTTCTGGGCTGCCTATTAATACTATAATAATTATATTTTTATGGAAGAAGAAGAAGTATATTTTTATAAGAACAATATAACCATATAAACCAAAACCAGACCCTGCCACCAACTGTGCTTAAAGCTTGTAAGACCCGAAGCATGGGTTCATTTTTTCCCATTGGTAAAACCTACCCTTATCAGTGTGTACGCAAATCTAGGTGATCCATTTTTTTCTTAACAACTTCGCCCCGTTAGGTAAGTAACCAATCTTTACCAACCTGGCACAAATACAAAAGGTAGCTATATCATGGCTTTAGACCAAACATCCTTTTCTGCAGCACTCAAAACTCTTTACCCTGCAGAAGCAGTTAAAAATCTTGTTTACAAGAACAACCCTTTATTCGCTTTAATTTCTAAAGACGAAACTTTCTACGGTGACTCTTCTAAAGAGCCAATCGTTATCGGTACTCCTCAAAACCGTAGTAACACATTTGCAACTGCAAACGTTACAACTACAAACTCTCAAATCAAAGCTTTCTTGGTAACTCGTAAAGCTAACTACTCTATGGCTTCTATCGCTAACGAAACTCTCGAATCTTCTGAGAGTGACAAAGGCGCATTCATGAAAGCTGTTAAGTTTGAAATAGACCAAGCTCTCTTGGCTCTTACTCGTTCTATCGCAGTTCAAATGTACCGTTCTGGAACTGGTACTGTTGCTCAAATTTCTTCTACAGCAACTGTAAACAGCTCTTCTACAATGGTTGCATTGTCTAACCCTGAACACATCACTAACCTTGAAGTTGGAATGAGCATTGCTCTTTCTGGAACTGATGGTGGAGCTGCTCGTTCTGGTACTGCATTCATCGTTTCTATCGACCGCGCTGCTGGTTCTTTCCTTTGCTCTGCAACTTTCAACGGTTCTGCTGCTGCTCTTACTTCTTTGATCTCTGGAGCTGCTGCTTCTGACTTTATTTACCAATCTGCTGGTGACATCAACGCTGCAATCTCTGGATTGACTGCATGGTTGGCTGGTACAGATGCTACTTCAACTTCTTTCTTTGGTGTTGACCGTACTGCTGACAAGACTCGTCTTGCTGGTATCAAGTATGATGGTTCTGCACAAACTATCGAAGAAGCTCTCATTGACGCTGCTGGATTAGTAGCTCGTGAAGGTGGACGTCCTGACAAAGTATTCGTATCTTTCAAAGACTGGAGAAACCTTGTTAAAGCTCTTGGATCTAAAGTTCAATACGTTGACGTTAACGTTGACGAAGCTGACGTTAAAGTTGGATTTACTGGATTGTCTTTGAACGGCGCTAACGGCGTTATCCAAGTTATTCCAGACCAAAACTGTCCAGCTGGAACTGCATTCATCTTGCAAATGGACACTTGGAAATTGAAATCTCTTGGTGAAGCTGTTCGCTTGTTCAACGCTG